CGCAATCCCTTGCCGTGCTGCGCGGGCTGGGCCTTGCTGATGATGCGGACCATGTGAACCCGGGTGGCGGCGCAATTGCGGTCGGCCACCCGCTGGGGGCCTCTGGCGCGCGGCTGGTGCTGGACGCGCTGGCTGAACTGGAACGCCGTCAGGGCCGTTACGCGCTTTGCACCATGTGCATCGGCGTCGGGCAGGGCATTGCGCTGATCATCGAAAGGGCCTGAGCCGATGACCACCCCCCTCATCCTGCGCGAAGACCACAATGGCGTTGCGCTGCTAACCATCGCCAATCCGCCGGTCAATGCGCTTGGCCTGGCTCTGCGCCGCGAGCTTGCCGATCTTGTCGCCGCGCTGGAGAATGACGACAGCATTCGCGCCGTGGTTCTGACCGGTCAGGGCAAGGTCTTTGTCGGCGGTGCGGATATCACCGAATTTGACCGCCCGCCCGAGGCACCGCATCTCCCCGATGTCATCGCCGCCATCGAATCCTCTCGCAAGCCCTGGATCGCGGCGCTGAATGGCGCAGCACTTGGCGGCGGGGCAGAGCTGGCGCTCGGCTGCCACTACCGTCTCTTTGCCGATACCGCCTGCCTCGCCCTGCCGGAGACCCGGCTCGGCATCATTCCCGGCGCGGGCGGCACCCAGAGACTGCCGCGCCGCATCGGCATCGAAGCCGCCATCGGAGTTGTCACCGGCGGCCGGGAAATCACCGCGCCTGACGCGCGGCGCATCGGTCTTGCCGCACCCGTGCCGATGGCGGAGGCGCTGGATTTCGCCCGCTCCCTGACCGGTCCACTGCCTGCCCCGGCGGCAATGCTCCCGCTGCCCGATCCCGGAACGGAATTCTGGGACAACGCCGCCAGGTCCATCACCAAAGCCGCGCGCGGCAATCCCGCACCCCTCGCCGCCCTGGCCGTGATCCGCGAGGGCGTCACCGCCGGTTTCGCGGCCGGAATGCGTCTTGAGCGCGAGACCTTCCTGCGCCTGCGCCAATCGGAGGAAGCTGCCGCGCTGCGCGGGCTCTTTTTCGCCGAACGCGCCGTGCCACGCCCGAGGCGCGCTGCGCGGTCAGCGCGTCGCGGCGGAGTTTCAGTGTCGCCAGATCCGCCATGCCCAAACTCATCCCATGTATGTTGACCGCGCAACGCGGCGCACCTGTGCCTTGCGCGAAGATTGCGGTCCCCCGGCAGAGGCGGTGCCCTTTGCATCAGCGACCGCAAACTGCGCCGCGAGTTCTTCCCACCTCGCGTCCGACCAGCGGTCGGCGCCGAGGATCCAAGCGGCCGCGCGAGCATAAACCCGGCAGTCGAGTGCCTCGTTGCGTTCCCTCAGCTTTTGCCATTCGAGTTTCGCGAAGCCGCGCTTGTTCTTGACGGTGACCAACTGCTCGGCCGTCAGTTGCTTCAGCCATTCGGCATCGACCCAGCCCGGCAGATGAAGAAAGCCGGGAGGAAACCGCTCCCCATCCCCCGGGCTAGGTTTCGGCGGGCTTACGCCGCCCCACTGGGGCGACGGTCCCGCCTCATCCGGCGGATCCAGCCGCAGGAAGCGATAGGTCTCGGCCTTGAATGTCGATGTTGCCACGGTCCAAAGCCGTGCACCCCGGCGCAGACGTTTGCCCGCGATCGTCGCGTCGACAAACGTCGGCCCCGTCACAGGGCTCGCGCGATTGAAGCCATCAAGGCCTTTGATTGGCGCGACCTGGCCAAAGCCCACCTGCCGCGCCCAGGCGTAGACGGCCGCCGTTTCATAGCCCGTATCGATCGCCAGTCGCGCGATGGTCATCGGCGCGCCGCTAGCGTGAGCCCAAGTCCGGCCAAGGAGGTCGGTCAGTTTCTGCCAGCAGGCGGGATCGCCCGGGCCGCCGTCTAAGACGATGTGATCAATGAGCCAACTTTGCAGGCCCTTGCCCCATGCCCAGACATCAACCTCGATCCGGTCTTTCTGGACGTCGACCCCGGCAGTCAGGAACAACCCGCCCGCCGGCACCGTGCCTGCACGCCAATCTTCCTTCAAACCCTGCAGGCGCTGCCAATCCGGGGCCTCCCCACTTTCCATCCAAGTCTCGCCGAGGGAAGTGTTGATAAAGGTCTTCATCGTCTCGTCCCCACCGGCGCGCGCCGACAGAAACGCCTTCGCCATGGCCTCAAGCCGTACCCACGGCGAATAGATCTCGTTCAGATGGAAGCCCGCTGTCCCATTGAATGGCGCATCCGCGATCCAGCGGCCCTTCGAGATGGCTGCCCAGCGGGTCTCATCCTTCCAGGCGGCGTCGCAATCGGCGCAGTGGTAGCGCGCAGTTTCCGGGCGATGGCTGCCGTTCTCGTCCTTGTCCCATTTAACCTGCCCCCAGGTCAGCAACTGTTCTGCACCACACGCCGGGCACGGCACCCAATACCGGCGCTGGTCACTTTCCTCGAATGCCGCCTCGATCCGGCTCGCGCCCTTGTTCGTCGGGGTCGAGACCAGCACAATCTTGCGGTTCCAGAACGTCACCGTCCGCTTCTTCGCGAGGTTGACCGGGTCGCCCTCGGCCCCTGCGCTGAACGGATAGCGGTCGACCTCGTCGCAGAGCAGCAAACGGATCGGTCGGCTGGCCAAGCCCGAAGGCGCATTGGCCCCGACGATGGTCAGATGCCCGCCCGGGAACCGCTTATGCAGGATCTTGTTGTTGCCATCCCGCGAACGCGGATCAGCGATCTTGCCCTGCAGGCAGGGCGTGTCCCGCGCCATCGGCGAGAAGCGGTCCTTCGACCAGGTTTCGGCATCCCGTTCGGTCGGCATCACCACCATGATCGGCGCCGGGTCGTGGTCGATGTGATAGCCGACCATGTTCAAGATCGACTCCGACTTGCCGATTTGACTGCTCGACATGATCACGACGGTTTCCGCCGCCGGATCCGAGATCGCATCCATAATCCCGCGCTGGTATTCAGCGCGGCTCGTGCGCCATTGGCCTGGCTCGGCGCTGGCCTCAGAGCTCAGCCGCCGGTTCTGGTCTGCCCAATCGCTGATCGTCAGGTCCGGCGGCGGCTTCAGAACCGCTAGGGCCTTCACCACCGTCCGCTTCAGGATCGGCGAGCCCGTCAATCTCAGGATCAGTTTCGATTTCAATGTCTGGCTCTGCGAGATCATCGAGCACCTCGCGGATCGCAGTTCGGATCAGGTTCCGGGTATCTCCGACGGTGGGTTGTTCAAAGGCTTGTGGTGCCAGCCGATCCGGCAGCGCCAAGAGGCGGGTTCTGAGAAGTGCAAGCACCGCAATCCAGGCCGCCTCGATCTCATCCGCCGCAATCAGCGAGCGGCGCTTTTCCTCTGCCTCCATCTCGGCAAGATCCGCCCGCGCCCGAATGAAGCGGGCACGTTCAGCCGCATAATCAGGCGCACCGGCCTGCGCCCTCAGCGCTTGATCACGCAAGTACCGGACATAGCCGCGCACAGACCCGATCAAGTCATACTGGCCGCGCTCAGCCTTGGGGATCACACCCTCGCGGCTCAGCTGTTGTATGCGCCGTTCTGAGAGATCCAGAAGCCGCGCAATCACGCCGATGGGCTGTGTAGCTGTCGACATGCGCGCGAACGAACCTTCGATTAACTATATGGAATTGCGTCGAATTCACTGGATGTGCGGGCCCACTAGAGCGAAACTAAAAACAGAAGCCGACTTGAGTAAGGACGCACCCAGATGAGCAACCGCCCGACAGCCTTAGGCGCTTTCATCGCGAAGAAAGCCGTGATCGATACGATGCTCTATCGGCTGCAGGCGCTGAGCGACGCTCACTTCAATACCCATCCCGACGAGGTCCATTGGGGGCATGTCGGCAACCTGGATTATTACGCCGAGCTTCTGAAGCGCATCAGCGACAGCGCCTTCACGGAAGGCGAACACGCGGAGTAAACCCCATGGAAACCACCAGCATTCGGCTTACCATCCGGAACCTGCCCGACCATTTTGACCGCACCCGCATTTCCGCCGTTATCGACGAGATCGAACTGGCCCTGCTGGAGGAGCGCGACGTTCACTGCAGCACCTCAGCCGACAGTTTCACCATCACGATTGTGGTTCCAACTCTCCAGCTGGTGGATGTGGCGACATGCTTGAAAGGTATTGGCCTGATCTAAGCTCGCGCACCCTCAACCCGGATGGCCTCGAAGAGCCGACGGAGCAAGAACGATCTTGCCAGGCTTACGATTGTGAAGACCCCGCCCATTGCAAGGTTTTGACCCAAGGTCGTCTGCAGTCCGAACACAGGAAAGATCAGGATCTGCGTCACGACGGCGACGCCATAGCCGACGATCACGTTGGCGACGGACTCGACCAACGACATGAGGCGGGACTGCTTCATGCGGCCTCACGTTCGGCCTTCAGCGCCCCGAAGGTGGTGTCGCTGCCCTCAAGCACCGCCTGTTTGCCGGTGAACTTCTGCCAACGTGCAACTGCCACATCGACGTAAGCCGGGTTCAGCTCGATGCCGTAGCAGACCCGTCCAGTCGTCTCAGCTGCGATCAGCGTGGTGCCCGATCCCATGAAAGGCTCGTAGACCGCCTGCCCGGGGCTCGAGTTATTCAGGATTGGCCGGCGCATGCATTCGACGGGCTTCTGCGTGCCGTGGACGGTTTTCTCATCCTGATCCTTGTTGGTTATCTGCCAAAGTGTCGTTTGCTTGCGGTCCCCAGCCCAGTGGCCCTTGCCGGATTTGCGCACGGCATACCAAGCGGGCTCATGTTGCCAGTGGTAATCACCGCGGCTCAGAACCAAGCGATCCTTGGCCCAGATGATCTGGGACCGGATGGTGAAGCCTGCGACCTCGAGGCTTTCTGCGACCGTCGCTGCATGCAAAGCACCGTGCCACACATAGGCGACGTCGCCGGGGAAGAGCGCCCAAGCCTCGCGCCAGTCGGCGCGATCGTCGTTCAGCACCTTACCGGTGCGTTTTGTTTTGGCTGCGCCCGCCTGATTGCGCCAGCTCGGGTCGTATTCCACGCCATAGGGTGGATCGGTCACCATCAGCAGCGGTTTGACCGTGCCAAGGAGCCTCTCAACATCCGTAGCGACAGTGCTGTCGCCGCAGAGCAGCCGGTGGTTGCCGAGGATCCAGAGATCGCCCGGGCGGCTGATCGGGTCCTCCGGCGTGTCCGGAACGTCGTCCTCACCCTCCTGCGGTCCGGTGCCTTCCTCGAGGCTCGACATCAGCGCATTCAACTCGTCCTCGGTGAAGCCCGTCAGCCCGAGGTCAAAATCCGCCTCGAGCAGATCCGCTAGTTCGAGGTTCAGTAGGTCTTTGTCCCATTCGGCATTCTCGCTGGATCGATTATCCATGATCCGGAACGCCCGCGCCTGATTGGCGGTCAGCCCTTGGGCAACATGCACCGGCGCGGTCTTGAAGCCGAGCTTGCGGGCTGCTTCCAATCGCGTGTGCCCGGCCAGCACAACCATCGCCTCGTCGACGACGATGGGCTGCCGCCAGCCGAATTCCTGGATCGATGCCGCGACCGTCGCAATCGCCTGCTCGTTGCGCCGCGGGTTGCGCGCATAGGGAATGATCTGCTCAAGCGGCAGGTCGACCACGTCCATGGTGATGTCCTTGAGGATGCACTCGAACCGAAATGGGGTCGGATCCCCGTTTCGGTTCAGGCGGGTTGTGTCAGGCTGTCAGGTCTTTGTTTTCTTGGGGTTCGCTTCAAAGCGAAGCGAAACGGGTATTTTTGGGGGTGTCACTGGGAAAGCCTCGGGCCTCGCCCCCCCGAATACAGTCACGAACAGGAGGGACCCGTTCAATTTCAATGGGTTAGCGGCTTGGATTCTGGCTGGACCCCGGAGGCCACCGGGGCATCCACCAACGAAAACGGGGAGAGACGTCGCCGTGACGTACTCTCCCCATCATATGCTTCACATAGCATGAATTTGTTGCAGCTGTCGAAAACAAAAGTGTTGCAACACTTTATGCAGCTGCAGCATTGAGCCGGGTCGCGATCTTGGTGAGTGCGAGCTTGTGCTGCCGCCAAGCCGTGCTGCGATCGACACCCAGTTCGTAGGTGATCTCCTTCCAGGGTCGCCGGGCAGCGCGCCACCAAATCAGGCGGCGCTCCTCCTCGCCGATCCACAGCACCCAATCGAAGGTTTGCTCCAACCGGGTGATGGCGCTGGCCGATGGCCAGACCCGCATCGGCTCAGGTTCCATCGCGAGGATTTCACAATCGGTCCGCACGATCTGCGGCCATGCGTTGAAGTATCCCCGCACCTTTACCGGCGGCAGCTTGCGCAGGGTGCGGAACGCTTCCTCGAAATGATCGGCGACGTCGTCAGCGGTCCAGGTGCGATCAGCCATGGCGCACCTCCCTCGTGACCGGGTGTTTGCCATAGAGTTTTTCACCAAGCTGACGGACGAGTTCGCGTTCTGGCCAAGTCAGACGCGGGTCATCGAGCGACACGGCCAGTACATGCTGTTCATGCCAACCCTCTCGTTTGACCTGCTCGGGATCGCGGCGCTGGCCGCCATAGCCCTTGGGGTAAAGCCTCATGCCACACCGCCTTGGGTCTCGAGAGCCCAGTGAAGGATCGCAATGGCATCAGCTTCGTTGTCGTCCGCCGGGCTGTAGCCACGGGCTCTGGCCGCCGCGATCATGGCCTGTTTGGGCGCATTACCGTGGCCCGTGGCATGACGTTTGATGGTGCCCACGGGCACGCCTTCGTATGGAATGCCGCGCAATTCGCCCCACGATGTCAGCGAGGCCATCAGCCCGCCGTAGACATGGGCCGCATCGGTCCCGGCGTGACGGCGCACCTCCTCAAACCAGATCGCCGAAATTGGCCCTGACAACCGGTCGAGTTCCGTCAGCCAGTTGGTGAAGCGCAGGTAGCGCATACCGCCGCCGTCATAGCGTCCGGGTCGGAAACTGGCGGTGCCGGTCGTGATCAAACCGTCATAGCCACGGATGGCCCAGCCGGTGGTCGTGCCGAGATCGAGCGCCAGAATGCAGCGCAGGTGTTCGTTGGATTGGGTCATCAAGACCTCCTCTTCGCTTTGGCGAGCGTGGCGAGAGGGCTGGCCGGTGAAGGCTGCGG